CACAAAACCCCTTGCCGTTTGCTGGACTCCCCGGTAAGATGGGGGGCGACGGCCGTGTTAGAACCGACCGTCGCCCGATAAACAACCCATAGCGCAACACGTCGCAGGGTTCAACGTCAAGGTGTCGCATGAACCTGAAAGCCCTCGCGGCTCGCTTCGTCGAGTTGCACCCGCAGTACAAGTACGACCTGACGAACCATGTCTGGGTGATCGCCGACCCGTCCGTTGCCGGGGGCTATCTGTACCCGACCAGCGACCGGCTGATCGGTGACGAGGTTCAAGCGCTGACCGTGGCCATGGTTGACGGTAACAACGCCGACATGCGAGCCGACCGGCGACGTCCGTTCCAGTACCTGCACGGCGAGTTCGTCAAGCCGTTGCGCGCCGTGTGTCGCGTGAAGCTCCCGAAGCGGCACATCCCGTGGGACGACGCCGAGCAGCTTGAAAAGCTGCCGGGCTGGAAGGCGGAAGTGACATTCTCTCGGGGCAAGATGTACAACTGCTGGGGCACACGCTTTGGCATGCCGTGGATCGAAGTCAACGTCATACATGACGTGTTTCATGGTTATAGTTGGCGTGCCTACGCATGCGGCAACGCGCTGAACGGCAATCGGCCGGAATACAAGGAAAGCGTGTGTCGACTGGACGCCTTGCGTCGGCTGCTGGACTCGGCCCCATGGTTGCGCAAGGGCCTCGCCGGGCCTGAAGTGGCCGTGTCGCACCCCTCGAACTAACCCCACCCCCCGCAAGAGAGACCACCCCATGAGCAAGCTGGAACTTCACGAATTCGAGGCACTATCAAAACACGGCACCTTCGACCGCGTAGCCGTCCCGGGTGGCTGGGTGTACCGAGTGTGGGACATGTCGATGGACAACGGACACGTCGCGCTGTGCTTCGTCCCGAACTCCCGCGCCCCGCACGTCCGCGACCACCGACGCCTTCGACGGCTGTTCAAGGACGCCCGGTGGCACATCATCGACCGCCAAGCCGACCGCCTCGTTCCCTCGAAGCGCTACCGCGACGACGAGGACGACGCCCTTGTCGAGTCCGGCAGCCCGTCGCCCTTCGGGGTGGTCACCGGGGCGGCGGTCGAGCCCACGCCTGACGCCATGTGAAGGGCGGGGTCAGGCATGGGCCCGAGACACGATGCCGGACCATGAGCACGACAGGAGCCGCCCGGCCTGAACGCCTAGCCGCTCGCTCCCCGAACTATACCGCCACCGAACCCGCAGGGCAAGCCGCCCTTGCAACGTGCCGCCGCTTGGCTTAGGGTTAGAGCATGAACATCGAACACTTACCCATCGCCGCCCTGATCCCCTACGCCCGAAACGCCCGGACGCACTCCGACGCGCAAGTGTCGCAGATCGCCGGGTCCATCCGCGAGTTCGGGTTCACGAATCCCGTCCTGATCGGACCCGAGAACGACATCATCGCCGGTCACGGTCGCGTCATGGCCGCCCGGGTGCTGAAGCTCGACACGGTGCCGTGCATCCGGCTCGGCCACCTGAACGAGGTCCAGCGCCGGGCGTATGTGCTCGCGGACAACCGGATCGCCCTCAATTCGGGGTGGGACGAGGCCATGCTCGCGCTGGAGCTGGCCGAGCTGCTCGTGGACGGGCTGAACCTAGAGTCGCTCGGCTTCGATGTCGCCGAACTCGAAAAGCTAGGCGTCGGCGTGGACGAGGTGCAGTTCCCGGAGCTTGCCGACGGCGATAAGCCTCCGTTTCAAGAATTATCATTCATACTGCATGACGAGCAGGTTGAAGTTGTTCGCCGGGCGCTTGACAAGGCAAAGTCTGAAGGCGCCTTCGATGGCCCGAACGACAACAGCAACGGCAACGCGCTCGCACGCGTATGCGCGGCCTATTGCGGGGATGTATGACGTCGGCAAAGGACATCCGCGTTGCCCCCGTCACACGCTCCGCGGCCGATGCGTGCATCAAGAAGCATCATTACAGCGGGAAGGTTGTAAATAACTCCGTTTTGCACTTCGGGGTGTTTCTCGGCGATGTCATGCACGGCGCCCTTCAGTTCGGGCCATCGTTCGACAAGCGCAAGATTCAACCCCTCGTTCGTGACACGTCATGGAACGGCTTTATTGAACTGAACCGGATGGCGCTCGGCCCGGAACTGCCCCGCAATTCTGAATCCCGGGCGCTTGCTGTCGCGTTCCGACTCATTCGGAAACACTACCCGCACATCGAATGGGTGGTCAGTTTCTCGGACGGTACGCAGTGCGGAGACGGGGCGATCTATCGGGCTTCGGGGTTCGTGCTGACCGGGATAAAAGAGAACAATTCGATCATGCAACTGCCGGACGGTTCTATCGTGGCTGACACAACGTTGAACACTGGAACTCATGTTCTGAAGAGGCAGACCGCTAGCTGGTGGAAAAAGAACGGTGCTAAACCGCTCCCCGGCTTTCAACTCCGCTACGTCTACTTCCTGAACCCCGCCGCCCGCGAACGCCTAACTGTTCCGATCCTGCCGTTCTCGGCGATTGACGGCGCCGGGGCGCGCATGTACAAGGGCAAGCCTACGCGCTCGAAGCAGGCAACCGTCGGCACCACCGACGAGCGGCAGTGCAACGCTGACCCGGGCGCTTCTACACAATCCGAGGGGATAGCATGACCGACACCCCGCCCGAAAAGCGCAAGGCAGGCCGCCCGCCGAAGGTGCTGACCGAAGACCAGATCCGCGAGGTCGAGACGCTCGCGGCCGTGCTGAGTCAGGACCAGATCGCCGACTACTTCGGGATGTGCCGAAACACTTTCGCCGAGGTCATGAAGCGCGACCCCGATATTTCTGAGCGTTACGCGCGCGGGCGGGCGAGGAGCATCGGCGCCGTGGCCAAGTCGCTGATCACGCAGGCCCTCGCAGGCAACATGAACGCCGCCACCTTCTACCTGAAGACGCAGGCCGGGTGGCGCGAGCCCATCGAAGGCGAGGCCGAAGCCGAGACCGAGACCGATTCCGACTCCCGCCGGAAGATCCGAATCAAGTTCAACATGGGCTGACCATGGCCAAGCGCACCGCCAAGCCTGCCCGACGGCCAACGAAGGGCGACGTCGAGGTCGAGTTCGACTTCGATTCGCCACCGTACCGCAAGCAGGCGGTGCTCCTCGAAGACACCCGGTTCGTGGTCTGTGAGGGCGGGACGAAGACCGGGAAGACCATGGCCGCGACGCTATGGCAGATCGGGCAGTTCCTCGGCCCGGCGCTCGGCGACTACCTACCGACCGGCAAGTCCGCGAACGGCAAACACGCATGGTTCGCGCAACAGTACTCGGTCGCGAAGATCAGCTATGAGCGCGCCCGGCACCAGCTCCGCGCCCTCGAAGTGCAGGGGCGCCTGAAGTTCGTCGAGACCCCCTATCCGGTGATCAAGGGGCTGGACGACCTCACCGGCCGCGAGTGGCACTTCATCACGACCGACAACGTCTCCAGCATCTACGGCCCCGAGTGGCAGTCGGCGGTGGTCGAGGAGTTCACCCGCCACAAGCCCGGGGTGGACGACGCGATCCAGACCACGCTCGCCCCGCTATCGGCTCCGGCGCGGTACATCGGCAACCTGACGCGGAAGACGCATTGGGGCTACAAGCTCGCCCGTGACGTCGAATCCGGCCGCCTCGGCCCCGACTGGCAGTACCTGCACCTGTCGTGCTGGGATGCCGTCGAAGCCGGGGTCATTCCCCGCGCCGTGGTCGAGTCGGCCCGCGACAAGGCGAAGGCGCAAGGCGTCTATCATGTCTGGGTTCGGGACTGGGAGTGCCGATTCACCGACGCCGACCAGCCGTTTACCGCCGACCTCCTCGCCCGCTGTCAGTCGGCCCCGCAAACCGGTGGCCCGTGTGCCTTGCTCCTCGACGCAGGCGGCAAGGAGAACCCGGGCGGCATCGTCGTCCTCCGCGCCATGACCGCCCCCGACGGCGGGCTCCTGCTATCGGTGCCGCACGCCGAACACTACCTCGGCGACCTGACCGGCTTCGCGGCCCGGGTGGACGAGCTCGTCAAGCTACACCGCCCGGCGTGCATCACCTTCGACTCCTACGGCGGCATGCTCCTCGAACACCTGCAGGCCCGTTACCCCGGGCTGTGCGTTCAGTCATCGTCTCGCGACGCCGTCCTCCTGACCGGCCTGCAGCTCGTCCGCGAGTACATGACCGCCGGGCGCTTCGCCCTTTCTGCCGATGGCGCGCAGAGCCTAGCCGACGACCTCGACTACATCGGGCTGGACGGCGATACCGTGACCATCGGCACCTATCAGCGCACCTATTGGCACGGGGGCGAGTCGGTGGAGCGCCCCGTCCACGCCGACGCCGCGAACGCCTTGCTGCAGGGCATCGGAAAGGCCGTCGAGCGCCTGACCGCCTCGGCCGCCGCGGGTCACGTCGCGGTCATGGGCACGCCCCGGGCGGTCTCGCAAGGCAACCGCGCCACCGTGGAACTCCGCGGCCGCGTCGAGTCGCCTCGCCCTTCACGGGCGCCCGTGTTCCGCCGCTGAACCCCCGCCCCTTGCCCCGCCCCCTGTTTTACCGCATAGTCGCCGCCGAAGCCCGTCAAGTGCCGGGCACACAACCGCGGTGACGTATGACAGCGAGAAAGGCAATCCCGGCCCGTCAGGCCCGGGAGGTGGTGGAGTTCCTCGAACAGGCCCTCGGGCGGCCGGTCGATTCGACCGAAGTCGCAACCGAACTCCAGCGCGTATGGCGAACGGCGAAGGCGGCAACGACGAACGCCGACAAGGCCCGCCGGTCGGCGCAGACACGGTCGGTGGCCGAGGGGGCAGCGGAGGCCCGACGGCTTGTCGCGTCGCAGCTCGGCCGCCTTGATCTGCTCCAGTCGATCCACCGCTCCGAGCGGCCGGAATGGGCGGGCATCGGTGACGCGACCGTCCACCTTCGCCGCCTCGACGGTTCGCCGGTCACGCCGGGCAACCGGCACCGCGAAGTGTTCACCCGGGCGGCCGTGTCGGTGGCCGATGGCGTGCAGCCCGAGCCGTTCGACTGGTCGACCATGACCGGCGTCGTCGGCACCCCGTTCACCGGCGGCACCCCGGCCGTCGAGTTGAACGCCGACCTTTACCCCTATCAGGGCCGCGGCTTGTCTTACGATCAAGGCCAGTTCATGGCCGCCTACCGCTCCGACTCGGTCATCCGCGAAGGCGTGGCGAACCTCGTGTCGGTCATCGCCGGGGCGACAATCGAAGTACAGGCCCCGAACCTGACCGAACGGCAAGCCGAGCTTCTCGGCGTCGACCGCGACCAGCTGGACGCCATCGCCGACGAGTTGAACGCCGACCTGCAGTTCGGCCTCGTGGACTTCCGCGACGCCTTCGAGCAGATGCTCCGAAGCGGCATCATCAACGGCTTCGGGCTCTATGAGTTCGCCATGGACCCCGACGCCGCCCCCGGCCGCCGGATCATCGGCCTATCCCCCCGCCTGCCGAACACGGTCATGCGGTGGGTGTTCGACCCGCTATCGGGCGAACTCGTCGGGGTTCAGCAGACGAACCCGAACGGCAACGTTTACAAGTCCGGCCTTGCCCCGTTCCTCGACATCCGCAAGTGCGCCCTGTTCTCGGTGGACCGCGACGGCGACAACGTCGAAGGCTTGTCGCTCGTTCGCTCGGCCCGTCAGTGGGACCTGCTATCCATGGAGGTCACGTCGGCGTCGATCCTGCACTGGCAGCGCTTCGGCCCGGGCGTGCCGGTCCTACGCCGAACGAACGACGCCCCGAACTCGGCGGCCGCCTCCGACGCCGCCTTCCGCGCCTTGTCGCAGTACGCCAACCTGTCCGACGCGGTGCTGGAACTCGGAAGCGGGGTGGACGTCGAGCTGCTCCAGATGCAAATGGACACCGGCCTCGAAGGCATCATCGACATGTGCGCCAAGTACAAGCGGTCGGCCATCCGCGACGCCGTCTCCGGCCTTGGCACGGAGTCGGCCGGGGCGTACAACCTCGGCGATGTGAAAAGCCAACTGTGGCTGAAGGGCCTCGGCGTGTTCGCCCGGCAGATCGAGCGCGCATGGCAGAACATGATCCGCGTCTATTGCGATCTGTACCACCCCGGCCTTGTGCTTTACCCGACCCTCCGTGTGACGGGCTTCGCGACCCGTTCGCCGTCGGAAGTCCTGACCCTTCAGCAGTCGTTCGCCACCCTCGCGCAGACGGGGCAGTTCACCGACCGCGAACTGGTCGAGATCGCCGAGAAGGCCGAGATCATCTGGCACGGCCGCGGCACCGAGGGCGACATGTCGGACAACC